GTAACAATTCAACTTCATGGGCAACTAATGAAGTTGATTGTTGTCCTGATGGAAGGATTGAAGTAAATGAAGTTTTGCCTGGAAGTACTATTGTTAACACAGGATGTGATGCCTGTGTTGATTATCCTTCTCCTTCCTATTTAACGGGGTGTCAACCACACACGAATCGTAAGTGGACAGGCATTCCTATTGTAGCAGCTAATATGGATACGACCGGTACTTTTGAAGTATACAATGTTTTAAGTAAACAAAGAATGGTGACAGCAATGCATAAATTTTACACATTAGAAGATTTTAAAGAAGCACATTCTAAATATCATTTAGATCCAGATCTCTTTATGGTATCAACCGGTATATCTGAATCAGATTTTGCAAAACTAGGAAGTATTCTTACTAATGTACAATGTAATTGGATATGTATTGATATAGCAAATGGTTATATTAAACAATTTGTAGAATTCTGTAAGCGAGTAAGACTTCAATACCCTGAAAAAATAATTGTAGCAGGAAATGTAGCGACAAGGGAAATGGTTGAGGAATTAATTATTAATGGTGGAGTGGATGTCGTTAAGGTTGGTATTGGTCCGGGCAGTGCTTGTACAACTCGTGTTAAAACTGGAGTTGGTGTTCCTCAGTTATCAGCTATTATCGAATGTAGCGACGCAGCACATGGAGCTGGTGGAAGAATAATTGCTGATGGAGGAATAACCTGTCCTGGTGATATGGCGAAGGCTTTTGGAGCTGGTGCTGATTTTGTTATGATGGGAGGTCAATTTGCCGGACATGACCAAAATCCCGGTGAGATTATTGAAATGGACGGGAAACAATATAAAACATTTTACGGAATGAGTTCACAGCACGCAATGGAAAAGCATTATGGTAAAATGAATAACTATAGAGCTTCGGAGGGAAGAAAGCTTAAAATTCCCTACAAGGGGGACTTGAATCATACAATTAGTGACTATTTAGGTGGTTTGCGAAGTACCTGTACTTATATAGGAGCTGAATCAATTAAAGATATTTCAAAATGTACAACATTTGTTTTAGTTACTCAGCAGGTGAATCAGCATTTTGTAAATTAAAATATCATTATTATCTATAATGGATTCTTTTAACATGTTCATGAATGTAGTTATGATTGCTATTATTTGCATTGTGCTTTATAGCGTCTATAGAAATGGTTTAGGATTAGAAACGTTCTCTTTGAATAAAAGTAAACAAGATTGTGTAAAAGGAAGTGCTTGTGATTGTAACTAGATATTTTATAAATAAAATATACTTATAAAATATATGGTAATTAGTGTTTCTAATGTTGTTATTCTAGTATTGATAGTTATGGTTATGTATTTTATTTACACCTCAATATTTAAATCATATAAAGAAGGAATGAAGGGAAAGAAAGATTGTTTAGATGGATGTGTAAAGCCAAAAGAATTAAGTGGAAATTGTTCGGAAAAGGTTTTTAAGGATAAAAAAGGCGAATGTTTTAAAAAATGCCCATATGAATGTTCGGATCCTTTTGAAGAATGCCAGTATGATAAGAATTGTATGGGGTGCGGATTTAAAAAACTTAAGATAAAATGTGATGGTACAATGACCCCCGATGTAAATGAAAGTAAAGATAATGAGGATAAAGAAGATAAGGGAGATAATAAGGATAAAGAAAGTTATCTTAAAAAATTCGAAGGAGGTATGAGTGACGAAATGAAGCATCTCTCTTCAGGAATCCAAAATCTGTTTAAGAAGAAATTTAAAACTGAACATCATGTCCATGTCCACCACCATGTCAAACAACCAGCTTGTCCAAATGCTAGAAAAGGAGGTATCCTATCCGATCAGTATAAGAATCTACCTCGCCGTAAACATAAAAAATGCGCCCAAGATATCTATAATTGGGGAGCTCCCGGAACACCATTAGATTTGGCGAATGAAGTGAAAAACTTTGGTGTTGATTACACAAATCGCCCTACAACTACGGGAATGTTTACAAATACTGGTCCATATGGATTTAATATTGGTGACTATAAGCCTTATGGAAAAGGATGTGATTTCCCAGTTAATAACTAGAAATAATTGTAGAACTTTATTAAAGAAATCTCTACAATTATTTTAATGCAAGAGCTTATTCTTATTGAAGAAATGTTGGATGTGATTCAACGATGGAAAAACCACCTTAGTTTTTTGGGTAGGTTACGTACATCTAATATTGAAAAAGAAGTTGTTGATGATTGGGAAGAGAGAATCCATGCTACATTTAAAGCAAAGTTAAAGAGTAAGTTGTGAAATAGGGTTTGGATAAAATCTTACAAAATAATTGAATTTACCTGTGTTAGGAATCTCTTCATTTTTTGTGATAATAGAATTTTGTTTAAAGTTATATACTGGTATATTATTCCAGGCGATAAAGCCATAATCTGTATAAGGATTGATAATTTTTTCAATGTATTGATTTTGAATAGCAATTGGAATTTCACTAAAACAATAGGTGCTTATTAAGAAACTATTAGAGTTAATGTTATTATATTTATCTAATTGAAAGCATTCAACATTTATTTCTAACGCATCTAGATATTTTTCTTGTAATAAAGAAATTTCACAAATATCAAATATTGTATAGTTTGTTACTTTAATTTTAAATAATGGTGATAATTTTTGTATAAAAAAACACAATCCTCCATATCCACCACCAATTTCAATAATATTTATATTATTTAAATTATATAACTTCATATCTTTTAGAATCAATAATGAAAAATAAAGATACCTTATGCTTGTTGGACTACAATTAGTAAAATTATTATAAATATATGTTACTGGATTGCCATATTTATCATTTAAAGAACAAAGTTGTTTAAAATATTCAAAATTTGAAAAATATAGCTCTGAAAATTTTACTTTTATATTTTGTAAATATGAATATCCTTGTTGTAATGAAACATGTTCTAACATATATGTAAAATTTTGATTATTCTTAAAATACCAATCATTTGGTTGCAAATGCAATTGAGTATTTTTAACAAAATCAACGTATCGTTTATAAATAGACATTAATAAATAGTAATATTAAATTCACTATTTATTAACGTATAACTAACGCCTTATGGTTTTCTTTACATTTCTCCTCTTTCTATTTCGTTTGGTTTTCTTTCTCTTTCCTTTCGTTCTCCTTCGCTTACCGCCTTTCTTATCATCACCAATCTTGTTATAAAATTTAACTAATGGTAGATAGTTAACCTTAAAATCTCCATCAAGAGAATCATTTTTAACATTTGTTAAGATACCGCTTGTCGTTTTAGACAACATCTTTACTAGTGGATCATCAAATCCTAATTCAATGGGATTCTTTTTAAACAACTCATCTAGTTCAGCTCTATCCTTATCACTAACCTTGTGATGTAAATATAAGAAAGTAATTTCACGATAAACAGCTAGAATATAATGAGTAAATATACCTGTTTCTTTTAATACTTCATTTGTCAATTCATTAATTCTAATAAAATCACCTTCCTTTGTACCTCCTCTACTCTTTCGTGTCCTGCCTGCTCGCTTACCACGTTTTCTTTTACGTGACTTACTTAATTTCTTACCACCACCTAATTCGCCATGTTCAGTATTATATCCAAACATGCCACCAATCATACCTCCTACTCCTCTTGCGGCATCTCTTACTGCTCCCGGAGTAGCCATTGCAGCATCTCCCAATCCTGTACCTATATTTTGTATAGTATTTAATGTAGCACCTGGTAAGTTTCGCACAGCATTGGCAGTTGCATTTGTTAATTCACCTCTTACCCATGTTCCCATATCAGCAGTCGCTCTATCAGTTTGTTCTCTTAATTGTTCATAATCGTCACTTAAACCAGATTTGTCGGCTATTTTCTGCATATCAGAGCGCATATTAGAAAGTTGAGTTTTAATATTTCCAAAAATGAATATCATAAATTGTCGAATTAAATAAATTATATTAATAATTTGGTCTTCTCCTGACATGGTATTAAAGGCAAATAGTGTTAATACAAATGTAGAAATCCATAATAAAAAGACAATCATACCTGCCTGCACAATTGGTCTAACAATACCACCTATGACTGGGGTTGCAGCACCAATTGTTCCAGTTATTCCAATAACAGACCTACATAAATTAAACCAGGTGAATGCTAGGAAAATATAAAGCTGTACGAATAATAAAATTAAATCCATTAAACAACTTACAGCTGCACGAGCAGTACGTGGAGGAAAACAATTATCTAACCACGAACCCCCGTTGTCAGCTAATGCCCCAATACCAGCAAGAGCCTTTTTTCTAAAACTATCTATTTGATTACCGATTCCCTGCTGACCTGTTTGTAGTTCTTCAACACCCTGCTGAACATCATCAACTCCTTGCGCAATAGTTCCTTGATTATCTATTATTGTCCTCACCAAACGACGCAATTCTTCAATTCCTTCTTGTGCTTCCGCCATCACCGCCGCATTTGCAGCATCCTGTTGTCCACTTTGTTGTTGCTGTTGTTGCTCATAATCGGCTCCAAATAATTCCCTTCGATTCTTTTCTTCTTGACTAATTTGTAATAGTCCTTGTGACATATTTATATATATATATATAAATATTAATTTATTGGGTTATATTCACTCCGACTTATTTTTCGTTTTCCAAAATGATAACAACAACATGTGCATAATGCTAGTAATGATAATCCGGTAACAATTATTATGATATAATGATAATCATTATAAAAATTACAAGAACTATTAGATTTCAGATAGAACGCACTTCCAAAATCATAATCGAGAGAAATATCACAAAATGGTAAAGTTGTTAATACACATTGCGAGGTTCTGTGCCATGGTGATGGAATATAACTAAATCCAGTACAATTTGTATAATTATAACAAATGTTCCCACAATGACTAGCTTCGGTATCATTTAATAATATTAGGGTGGTATTTATGGCATCGTATCTAGTATTGAAGAAAGATGTGTAGTTTGTTAAACATTCGGGAGAGTAGAATTGAGATTCAACTACACTAGGGATAGCAAGAGCTAAGAATAATAATGTATTCATTATGGTACATTATTATTGACTGATGTTTAAATCTATTTTAGGTATGTATTTTGTTAAAATTGGAGAGAATTTGTTCATTAATGTAACAGAAATATAACTAGTAAATAAAATTAGAACCCAGTATACAATATCTAAGTAACTATACGTTTTCCCTTTATCAAAATCTCCTACGTAATATTTAGTTTCTAATGCTACAAATAATGGGATTATATATTCGCTATTAAAATTTGATTTATTCTCAAAAAAACTAGCAAAAATAGAAATTGATATTACATACAATAATGTTTTTAAAATACTATACATATATAAATTAACAATATTATTTTGCAAACATAAGTCCACAATTACCGGAAGTAAAAGTCAAAATATTATAACTTTCTTCAATAATATGCATATCATATGTATAGTCATAAATCCTCCAAGTAGGTTTATTCACAGCGATAATTTCTCCATCTAGTCCACAAATTGTTAGTGCCTGGGCATTAGGATCACGTGGTGGTATAAATGTTGTGAATTCAAACTCAATATCTTTAAACTTACTCATGTTCATAGCTCCACTTGGCTGTAAAATAAAAGGAGATGTTTTAAGTGCAAAGTTATAACAATATAATCCTTCTGCTCCTTTCCCACCAATAGCATGGTATTTTTCCATATAATTATATACACCAGCATCAAGTAAATTTTCTCTGTATTTACCATCACAAAGTATACCAAGATTTTGAAGGATAAGTTTTTGATTAGCTGGATTATATGGACCAGTTATAATTAATCCGGTTGGTGTTCCGTCTGGATTTTTATCGGGAGTAAAAAAAACACCTTCTCTACAATGTAATTGTGCTGGTTCAAAATTAGTTCCAAAATTAGTTCCGAAATCATTATTAACAGGATCTTGTGGTTGTTGTGGAATCATATCTTTATAAGCCCAGTTAGTATAGTTTGTCCATTCATTTCTTAAACTTGCGTCAGTTCGTCTA